CAAAAAGAACGAGAGGATTGCAAAGATACAAAACGAAGAAAGGAACTTGATACACTAATCAAAAGAGCATACAACAATCAACAGGTCAGAAAGATTGCACTGAACTCTGCATATGGAGCTCTTGCAAATCAATACTTTGCATTCTTTTCTATTGACCTTGCAGAAGCAATCACGACTTCAGGTCAATTAGTTATCAAGTGGGCAGAGAAAACCATCAATGAATATCTAAACTCTGTTCTAAAAACAGAAGACAAAGATTATGTGGTTGCAATGGATACTGATTCAGTTTACATTACTATGGATGAAATGGTCAAACAAATATTCCCTGAGGATACACCAAAGGATAAGATTATTGATTTCCTTAGAAAGTCTGAAGGACAGATTGAACAAGTTCTTGCAGATGGTTTCAAAGACCTTGCACAATACACCAATGCATTCCAACAGAAAATGCAGATGGGTCGTGAGGTGATTGCAGACAGAGGTATTTGGACTGCAAAGAAAAGATACATTTTAAATGTTCATGACAACGAAGGTGTCAGACTTGCAGAACCAAAACTCAAGATGATGGGTATTGAAACTGCAAAGTCATCAACACCACAGTGGGTTCGTAAAAAACTTGCAGATGCACTCAAAGTTGTTATGCAGGGAACAGAACAAGAGTTGTGGGAGTTCGTAGAAACTGCACGAAAAGAATTCAGGAATCTTCCACCTGAGGAAGTTGCATTCCCAAGAGGTTGTAAAAACCTAGTGCAATATGCAGACTCAACATCTATCTATTCCAAAGGAACTCCTATCCATGTCAGAGGTTCATTACTATACAATCATTTGTTAAAATCCAAGAACCTTGACATGCGATATGAGAATATCAAAAACGGAGAGAAGATACACTTCACTTATTTGTCACTTCCAAATCCAATCAATGAGAATGTTATTTCATTCATCAATGTTCTTCCAAAAGAATTTGATTTGAGAAGGTTCGTAGATTATGATATGCAATTTGAAAAGTCATTCGTTGACCCACTCAAAGTTATTATCACCAAACTAAACTGGAATGTAGAACCAGTTGCATCATTAAATGACTTCTTCGGATAGAGTAGAAGAACTCTTCAAGTATTGGAGAGAGAAAGGTTATCCTCATTATGACAGATATGAGTATGATGCATTTGATGAACTTGATAAAATAATTCAATACGATACAAGAGAACTTATAGATGGAGACAACATTGTTCAAACAATGCATGGTCTTGGATTCTTATGGACTTTTCATCCTCACTGGGTTGAGGTCAACAACATTCTAGAGTTATGGGATGATGATGATAAACTAAGAGAGTTGTGTAGAAAGACAATTGAATATTGTGACAAACATGAAGATGGAAAAGTAAGTGTCAATAGAATCAGACAAAACTCAAAAGTCTATCTTGCAAAACAATCAGTATCAAACTTCAGACCAACAGCTGCAAAATACATATACAACACTTATGGAAATGAAGGTGTAGTGTATGACCCATGTGCAGGATGGGGTGGAAGATTGTTTGGGTTCCTTGCATCTAATTGTAAAAAATATATCGGAGTTGAACCATCAACAAAATCATTCCAAGGTTTACAAGAATTAAATGACACTTATAATAAAGGAATATTGTTTGACACTTTCAAAGATGTTGAACTTAGAAATGTTTGTGCAGAAGATTGGATACCACATGAGTTAGTAGACTTAGTGTTTACTTCACCACCTTATTTTGATTGTGAAAAGTATTCAGATGAACCAACTCAATCTTATCTTAGACATCCAACAAAAGAACAATGGACTGAAGGATTCCTTAGAGAATTGATTGCAGGTTCACACTTAGTGTTAAAAAAGAATGGATATCTTGCAATCAATATTGCAAACACAACAAACCATGATTGGATTGAAAGAGAGTTTCGTAATCTAACAGATGAGTTTGGTTTTAAACCAATCAGAATACTAAATCTAGTATTGTCATCAATTGCAGGTAAAGGAATAAAAACAGAACCCGTATTCATATTGCAAAAAGTGTAAGTATAAATAATAATATGGCATATAGTAAACAAGTAATAGAAAGATTTGAAGGTGTTTTAAATAGTCCTGAACAATTTTCAGTAGGAAGATTTGACCCTAATGACCCAAATGTTGCAACAGGTATGACTGGTGCTCCTGCATGTGGTGATGTCATGAAATTACAACTTAAATTAAATCCTGATACAGATGTTATAGAGGATGTAAAATTTAAGACATATGGTTGTGGTTCTGCGATCGCAAGTTCAACCATGTTCGTAGAAATGTTAAAAGGACTTACAGTAGAAGAAGCAAAACTTATCAAAGATAAAGATATTGCAAAAGCTCTAGAATTACCACCCATAAAATTACACTGTAGTGTTCTTGCAGAAGATAGTATAAAAAGAGCAATACAAGATTGGGAGAATAAACACAATGTATGAGTATAAAGTTTCAGTAGTCAAAGTAGTAGATGGTGACACTATTGATGTAGATATAGATTTAGGATTCGGAATGGTCTATAAAAAACAAAGAGTTAGAATGAAAGGTATTGACACGCCAGAATCTAGAACTAGAGATTTAGTAGAAAAGAAATTTGGTAAAGCATCCAAAAAACATTTAAAGAAATTATTAGAAAGTGCAGATTACATTTCATTAGTCTCACATGATAAAGGTAAGTTCGGTAGAATATTAGGTGATATATTTTTACACAATGCAGATGGACACCCAGTGTTCGGAACAAAAGTTTTAGTAAATCAACAAATGATTTATGACCATCATGCAGTCGTTTATGATGGACAATCAAAAGATGATATTGCAAAGAATCATCTTAGAAATAGAGAAATTCTAATTGAGAAGGGTGAGGTTGTCCTAGATGATTGATATCACTTGGTTAGATTGTGTTTACATCGCATGTATCGGATTAATCATCGGTGCATTGTTAGTCATTGAGTCTCAAATTAAAGAACTCAAGACTATGATGGAAGAACATATTAAATGTCAAGATTCTTTTAAAATAAAGAAATCCTAAAAAGTCCCTTACACAAATTGAAGATATCCAGTATAATGGATATACATTATGGAGAAGTGTTATGTCAATTATTAAAGATTTAATCAAATCCAGTGGAAATGAATATGCATCCATCGTATCTGATGGAGTATCTGCTGGTGATGTTGACTCATTCATAGATAGTGGTTCATACATCTTTAATGCATTACTAAGTGGTTCACTTTATGGTGGACTTCCTAAAAACAAAATAACTGCAATTGCAGGTGAATCTGCAACAGGTAAAACATTCTTTGCACTTGGAATGTGTAAACAGTTCTTAGAGGACAATCCTGAATCTGCAGTAATATATTTTGAATCAGAAAGTGCGATATCAAAAGAAATGATTGAGTCAAGAGGAATAGACTCCTCAAGATTTGTCATTGTCCCTGTTGTGACTGTTCAAGAATTTAGAACACAGTCCATCAATATCCTAGATAGGTATCTTGAAACCCCTGAGGACGATAGACCACCTATGATGTTTTGTCTTGATTCACTTGGTATGTTATCAACAACCAAGGAGATTGAAGATACTGCAGACGGAAAAGAAACAAGAGATATGACGAGAGCACAGATTGTAAAAGGTGCATTCAGAGTATTGACCTTGAAACTTGGTCGTGCAGGAGTTCCAATGATTGTGACTAATCACACTTATGATGTGATTGGTTCTATGTTCCCTCAAAAAGAAATGGGTGGTGGTTCAGGTTTGAAATATGCAGCCTCATCAATCGTTTATCTTTCAAAGAAGAAAGAAAAAGACGGAACAGAAGTTATTGGTAATATCATTCATTGTAAGAATGCAAAGAGTAGATTGACAGTTGAGAATAGAATTGTTGATGTCAGATTGACATACGACAAAGGTCTTGACAGATATTATGGTCTACTAGACCTTGCACTTGCATTTGGAGTGTTTGAAAAATCATCTACAAGGGTTAAACTACCAAATGGTAAAACAGAGTTTGGTAAAACAATCAATAACAACCCTGAGAAGTATTTCACACCTGAAGTAATGGAACAATTAGAAACAGTAGTAAATGGATATTTTAAGTATGGAGAAGAGACTAGAACAGACAATTCTGAAGAATCTGATTCAGAGTGAAGAGTTTGCACGGAAAGTAATTCCTTTTCTTAAATCAGAGTATTTCACAGAAGTAGACGAGAAGACTGTCTTTGCAGAAGTCAAAGATTATTTTGACAAGTATACAAAGAACCCTACAACCGAAGCACTTCTCATTAACCTTGACAACTCAACCACCCTTACGGATAATGTTGTTCAAAGTTCAAAAAGGTTAGTAGGACAACTTCACGATGATAGTGAAGAAACACCACAATCGTGGTTAGTTGAGGAAACAGAGAAATGGTGTAAAGATAGAGCAATCTATATTGCAGTCATGAACTCAATAGATGTCCTTGACAATAAGTCTCAAAGGTCTACTGGTGAAATACCTGAACTATTAAAGGATGCACTTTCCGTGTCTTTTGACACTCACATTGGTCACGATGTATTAGAAGACTCAGATGAAAGATTTGAATTTTATCATACGGAAGAAGAGAAGATTCCGTTTGACCTAGAATATTTCAACAAGATTACCAAAGGTGGTTTACCTAACAAGACACTTAATATTTGTCTTGCAGGAACAGGTGTTGGTAAATCATTATTCATGTGTCACCAAGCTGCATCATGTTTGATGATGGGTAAGAATGTTCTTTACATTACACTTGAAATGTCAGAAGAAAGGATTGCAGAAAGAATTGATGCAAACACAATGAATGTTCCTATGAAAGAAATCCCTGACCTCAATAAGAAAATGTTTGACAAGAAGATTGACAAACTTAAAACTAAAACACAGGGTAAACTTATCATCAAAGAATATCCAACTGCACAAGCACATGTTGGACACTTCAGACATTTATTACAAGAACTGGATATCAAGAAAGACTTTCAACCTGATATCATATTCATTGATTATCTAAACATATGTGCAAGTTCTAGAATCAAGCCTGGAGCAGGTGCAAACTCTTACACACTTGTTAAGAGTATTGCAGAAGAACTCAGAGGACTTGCAGTTGAATATGATGTCCCAATGGTCAGTGCAACTCAGACTACAAGAAGTGGTTATGGGTCAACTGATATTGGTCTTGAAGACACTTCAGAATCATTTGGTCTTCCTGCAACTGCAGACTTGATGTTTGCACTGATAACATCTGATGAACTAGAAGAGTTAGACCAGTTGGTTGTCAAACAGTTAAAGAACAGATACAATGACCCTACAATATTCAAAA